GATAGTAAAACGCGCTATATTATGGCCGGACACTCATATAGGGATTGATGAAAGTCACGACCATAGAGCGGTTGAATTAGCTCTGTGGATTTGCCGCGAATTACAACCAGAATACATTTATTTTTTAGGCGACTTGGCAGATTTTTACAGCGTCATGTCACACACTAAAGACCCTAACTATAGATCAATCTTAAAAGATGAACTTTATTTGGTTAATAAATTTTTGGACAGAGTTAGGGACGAGAATAAGAATTGCGAATTACATTTTATTGAAGGTAATCACGAATACAGAGCAGCTAGATATTTGGCAGAGAAGGCACCTGATTTGATCGGGATTTATACAGTAAATGATTTATTGATGCTCGAATCAAGAAACATTTATTATCATGCCTATGGTCCAAGTCAATTAGTGCAAGTGATGGACACAAATCTTTATGCCAGGCATGAACCCTATGGTAGATCGCCAGAGGCATCTGCACGTAAAGCAATGTGCAGTTTAATTAATGGGCATGATCACAGAATAGCTCAAATTAAAATATCATCTGCTCATGGCAATGTTTGTCATGGCATCTCGTGCGGTTGGTTAGGCAATGCAAACCATAAAATTTTTAGTTATGTAAAAACCAGAGCGCAATGGCAATTAGGATTCGGCATTGTAACAGATATTGATGGCATCTGGTTTTACCAGCAGGTTTATATACAAGATTATAAATGTATTGTGGACGGAGTTTTGTATGCTCTCTAAATGGCAAAACTTTTTAATTGATTTAATTCTTTGGTTGTCTTTAATGTTGGCGGTGTATTTATGGACGCAAATTTAAAGCTGTTAAAGTTTACAATTGATGATCCGATTGCTGCGCGACTTAATGGATTAAAAGATTTATTAGAGCAAACAAATGATGATTACGGTTATGATCTAATAAAATTATGCTTAGATTATTTTGCAATCTATGAATCGGCAGAGCATATTAACGAATGCGAAATGTGTATGCGACAGGCACTGTTTCATTGGATCAATTACTGTTTGGAAAATAATATTCCGTTGCCAGTGAGTGATGAGCTAACAAGCAAATAATAATGCATGTTGACATTATTAAAAAATGAGCAGAACATTTTACTGTCCTGCGGACAAAACTTTAACTTAGCGAGTTAATGAATGAAAGTTAATCCCAATATAGATGATATTATTAAATACCCTGTAATTATAGGTGTTAAAAGTAAAGTGGTTAGCGCTCGTAAATACTTGCGAGGTTTTTCTGGTTATGTTGCGTATAGTAATGGCGCAATCTATAGTTTATACGCAAAAAGATTTGTCTCATTACGAAAAAGAAAAGACGGTTATATGCAAATATGTTTGCACGGTAAAATGGCACTGGCCCATAGGGTTACTGCTAAATCATTTTTGGAAACCGTTAAAGATAAACCATTCGTCAATCATAAAAACGGCATAAAAACCGATAATAGAATTGAAAACCTTGAATGGGTTTCCGCTAAGGAAAATATTATTCATGCTCGCATTACTGGTTTAAATGTTCAGCAATATGGTTTCAATGCTCCAGCTAAAAAGCTTTCAAGAAATGATATTGCCGAATGCCATTCAATGTACATATCCGGAAAAACCGCCGAAGAAATAGCGAATAAATTTAATGTAAACCCTGCGACTGTAAGAAATAATTTAAGAAGTGAAAAAACAAATTCAGAATATATTCTTTATAGGGAAAAAGCTAAAGATAGATGTAAAAAAGGAAGGAGTCGCAGATGGAGTTAAAGTCAAAAGAAATCAACATAGTCGATATTGATTCGGTTATAGTTAATCCTAGGAATGCAAATTTACACAGTGAAAAACAATTAGAAATGCTGGCAAAAATAATTAAGCATAGCGGATTTAGGCAACCGTTAATAGTTAGTAATAGATCAAAATTCCTAATATGTGGACATGGAAGATTAGCCGCTGCAAAAATACTTGGCATGAAAGAGATTCCTGTAATGTTCCAAGATTTTGATTCGGAGGCAAGTGAATTTCAAGCAATGATTGCAGACAATAAAATTGCTGAATTAGCAGAGCATGATGAATTAAAGATGATTGAAGGGATTAAGGATTTAAAGCTAGATGAGATGGATTTTGAGTTGTTAGGGTTGGAGGATTTTGAAATACCAGGAATTGAAGTTATAGGCGAAACTGATCCAGATGAAGTGCCAGAAGCGCCAGTTGTGCCAGTGACAAAACGCGGAGATGTTTGGTTGTTAGGAAATCACCGTCTGATGTGTGGCGATTCGATTTTGTTGGATGACATAGAAAAATTAACTCCAGTGAAAAATATTGATATGATATACACTGATCCACCTTATGGAATGAATGCAGTAAGTAAGTCAGGTGTATTGTCGAAAAATTACAAGACAGATATTATAGGCGACAGTTCTAATCAATCGGCCAAGGATTGTTTTAATTTAGCGATTTCTCTATATCCAAACTCTGCACATGTTTGGTGGGGTGCTAATTATTACTCGAGCGGATTACCAGACAGTGAATGCTGGCTCGTTTGGGATAAGAATAATGGCGGAAGCGACCAAACTGACTGTGAGCTGGCGTGGACAAATTTCAGATCGGTTGTTAGGCAATTTACACAGGCTTCTGAGAAAATAAACAGGGTTCACCCGACTCAAAAGCCAGTCTCTTTGTGTGAGTGGTCCATTGAAAAATCAAAGAAAGAAGTTAAATCAATGATTGATTTCTTTTCAGGTTCTGGTTCTTCATTGATGGCCTGTGAAAAAAATAACATTAAATTTTATGGAATGGAGCTTGATCCAATATTTTGCGATGTGATTATTAATCGCTGGCAGAATTTTACTGGCAAAGAGGCAACGCTAGAATCAAGCGGTAAAAAATATAGTGAGTTAAAAGCTAATGACTAAAAAAGTTGATCTGCAAATAACCAGCAAACAATAAACATCGAGGTTATTTTATGCCAGCATCAAAATATAAAGAGGAATACTGCGATATGCTAATAAAGCATTGTCAGCAGGGTTTAAGTTTTGGATCATTCTGCGGTGTTATCAGGGTTAGTAGAGAATGCGCATATCAATGGACAGAGAGGCATAAAGAGTTTGGAGAGGCGAAGGATATTGCCGATTCATTGGCGCTTTTATTCTATGAAAAACTCCTAAGCGCAAAGGCATCTGGACGCAACATAGAAGGGTTTGACCACAAAAAATCAGACATTGCAGCAATCCTGTTTCCTTTAAAGACTAGATTCTGGCGTCTATATGGTGAACGTCCTGAATTGAATCAATCAATCAACATTACAATAAGTAAAGATGAGTCAAATCTTTGAGCTAACCGACAAACAAAAAGAATTGGGGCGCATGCTTGGCGGTCCTGAAAAATTCTTTATGGCATATGGCGGATCAAGGTCAGGTAAAACATTCTATCTGTGCAGAGCAATAATGATTAGAGCGTCCAAGGTCAAATCCAGGCATCTAATTGTCAGGGAACATTTCAACCATGTTAAAACGTCCATCTGGTATGACACATTCCCAAAGGTTAAAAAATTAAGTTTTCCTACTTTAACAATGGACGAGAATAAAACGGATCATTTTTGGACATATCCCAATGGTTCGGAAATTTGGATTGCAGGATTGGACGATGAAAAAAGAGTAGAAAAAATTCTAGGTAAAGAATATTCAACTATATATTTCAATGAGTGTTCACAGATTAAGTATAAATCAGTGCAGATAGCAATTACCAGATTGGCAGAAAAAAATGAGTTAAAGAAAAAAGCATATTTCGACGAAAATCCGCCAACCAAAAAACATTGGAGTTATTCTTTGTTTATCCAAGGTGTTGATCCAGAATCTGGCGAACCTGTTAACAGAGATGATTACTCAAGTATTATTATGAATCCTCAAGATAATATCAAAAATATTGATGAGGATTATTTGAAGTTATTGGCAGGATTACCAGAGAAACAAAGGCAGCGTTTCTTGCTAGGTCAATTCATAGATTCAGACGATGGCATTGCTTATTATGCATTCGACAGAGATAAACACGTTGCACCCACAACACTAATTCACGGCACCAGATTTGCTGGTATGGATTTCAACGTTAATCCAATGACGGCAGTTATCTGCCAAGTAATCGGCGATGAATTGCATGTTCACGATGAGGTTTGGTTAGAAAATAGCGACACTTATAAAATGAGTGATTACCTAATAAAGGAATCACACGGCGGCGCATCTATTATTCCAGACAGCACTGGCAAAAATAGAAAAACGTCAGGGAAGTCGGATCATTTGATTTTAAAAGAAAATGGATTTACAGTTATCACAACGCATAATCCATTTGTCAGGGATAGGGTAAACAATTTGAACAGGCTATTTACCGCAGGCAGGATAAAGATAAATCCTAAATGCAAAAAGCTTATTGGCGACTTGAATAAAGTTTCTTGGAAGGACGATGATTTAGATAAAACAAGCGACCCAATGCTAACTCACGTTTCCGATTGTTTAGGTTATGTTGCTTGGAAATTGTTTCCGATGAAAAAAGATTTTGAATTTAACAATATACCGCAGGATAGACGATGATTAATCAAGATTTGTTACTAACAGTTGAAGGCCGTAGAAAAATTGTCGAGATTATTGAATCAAATGAAAATAAAGGACGTAAAGCAGAGTCATATAAAAAGAGCGAGATATTAAAGGACCGCTTGGATAATTATGTTTATGCTGAATTACGCAAACAGTTTGACGAGCAAACCATTATAGAAATGCCTGTTGTTAAATCAATTAATATCTGTAAACGCGCCATCAATAAAAGTTCAATCGTCTATCAAGAGCAACCAGACAGACGTATTGCCAATAGCGAATATGATTTACAATCGCTTTATCAAGAAATCGGGGTTAATAAGGCAGTTTGCTCTGCATTGAAATATTACAAATTGCATAGACAGATTTTAATGCAAGTTGTTCCGGCCAATGGGAAATTGACAACAAAGATTTATCAACCGCACCACTATGATCCGATCATGGGCGATAATGATATAGAGAATGCTGCTGGTTATATTATCTCTGCATATGACAAATCAAACGAGGCATATGAGCAAGGTAAAAGGCCTGCGCCAGCGACAGGGACATTTTCAATGTCTGCTCAATCGACAGATCAATATAATGAAACAGCTCAAATGCGAGAGAAAGAAAAACAGAAAAATAAAAGATATGCTGCTTGGACCAAGCAGTTGAATTTTATTTTCAATGGAGCAGGGGAAATTGTTTCTGGCGATAATGTTTCAAATGAATTAGGCATATTGCCGTTTATCGAAATATCAGATGTAAAAGAATACGAATATTGGGTTAGACAAGGATCGCCTTTTTCTGATTTTACAGTTGAGTTTAACACTCGCATGAGTGAGGCAGCTCAAGTTGTAAAGATGCAGGGATTTGCGCAGGCATGGTATAAAGGCAATAAAGAGGCATTGCTACAATCGGTAAAGGTTGGACCTAACTACGTTTTAAAATTACCTAATGATAAAGAGGCAGGAGTCGAAACAGATTTTGGATTTGCCACACCTAACGCCGATATAGGCGGCACAATTGAGTTTTTAAAAGTATTACTATTTATGTTTCTGTCGAGTCAATCGGTTGATGGCGCTATTACGTCTGATAATTCTGGCGAGTCATACGCCAGCGGATTCGAGAGATTAGTTTCAATGATAGACAGAGCAATGAGCAATAAAGATGATTTCGAGACATTTACAAATGCTGAAATTGCTCTATTCCATTTGATTAAAACGATGCAGGGCAATTTATCAAAAACTGCCACGTTGAATTTAATGAAGTCGCCATCTATTCCGGCAGATTCAGAGCTATCAATTACATTTAAAAAACCACAATCAGAAAAAACTGAAACAGAGGAATGGGATTTAATGGAGAGACAATTGCCGCAAAACGTAGTTTCAATTATTGATTACATTGCAAAAAAAGAAAATATAAGCAGGACCGATGCATTAAAGAAACTGCAACAAAACATCATTGATAACAAACTGGCATCTGGCGAGATAGAAGAAAAAGCAGACGTTAGTAAAATGGACAAAATCAACAAAGAAATGGAGCAGGACGATATAGAGGAATAAAATGAAAATATCTCTCTCAATGGACGAGGTAAAGCAGGAAATAAACTTGGCGACATTGCTAGGTTATAATCCGAGTAAAGCAGAGGCAGATGCTTTTTTCGAGATAGCGAAAGAAGTAATAATAGAAAGAACACAATCAAATAAAGATATTAACCAGAAACAATTTAAAGATTATTCCGAAGGCTATGCGAA